TGAAAGTATAGTAGTTTCCTAAGTCAGGTACTGGTGTTACATTGTCAGATAATGCTTCTATAATTGACAGCATGAGGTCATCAGCATCCTCTGTTCCTATGAGGTTTTTTAATATAGGTGTTATTTTATTCCTATATGGTTTTTGTAGGAGGGTCATAGACCTAGTTCTTTCTCAGTGACTACCTTAAAGGTTAGTTGCCTATCTTCACAGAAGGATCGTGCTGCTTTCCACTTCGCTTGGTTCTTTGCATACTCTGCAACTTCACGGATGAATGTTTTCTTTTGTTTCCTTCCTTTAACAGGAGGGATACATTGCTTTGCAGGTTTAACTTCAATTACATATCTCATCAATTTACCATTACTTTCTTGCACTTTCATGTAGAAGTCGGGGAAGTAACGGTGAACTCTATTATCTAAAGGTGATTTGTATGGAATAAAGAATTCTTCACTACCCCATTCAAGTATATTTACATTACGATCACACCATTTCATAAATTTTAGTTCCCAAAGGGACCTATAAACGATGTTTCTTATGTCACCTTTGTACTTATTTGGTTTAGTTGGTATAAACCTACCTTTATAAGACATACATAGTATAGGAAAAACACCATACCATATTTAGATGGCTGGAAACATACCAGGTACGAAGTATAGTACAGCAGACTTTCTTACTAAGTTTGGAAATATTGCTCAGACTAGTCAGTATAGAGCACATATAGTATTTCCTCCTGCTGTTAGAGCAGAATTGAATGCTAGTAAGATAGATACTACTCTCTTAAATGAGATTGGAGTTCTGTGTAAGGCAACATCATTACCTGGTTCTTCATTAGCAACACATGATGTTGCCAATGATTTTTATGGTGTTACACAGAAGCATGCATATAGAAGACAGTATGATAATACTATTGACCTAACATTCTTTATTGATAAAGATTATCAAACTCTTTATACATTTGAGGGTTGGATGGAATATATTATGCCTTTGATGGGTCAGAATGTAAAGGGTGGTAATTCATATTTCACTGCACAGTATCCAGATAGTTATCGCACAGAAATATATCTCCATAAGTTTAATAAGGATCATGATGGTGTAGATGGATTTGCTGAGAATGGTAGAGCAGTTAAGTATAATTATGGTAACCCTGGAGAAATTGTTTATACATTTTTAGGAGCATTCCCACAGAATATTTCTTCTGCTGTGGTTTCTTATGATCCATCTTCTAACCTTGAATTTACAGTTACCTTTGCTTATGAAAGGTACATAACTGATAAGACTGGAATTATGATGCCTAAGATTAGTGCTCCTGATGGAGGTGGTTCTCAACCTACCTTGTCGGCACCTAAGGATAATCCATCTAGACCTGGGGGATGGAAGAGATGGGCTGCTGGGTTGGGTGATACATTAACTGGTAATAGATTTGATCTTGATAAGCGTGGTACTATGGCTGATGGTGCCGGAAGACTTAAAAATAATATGATTAATAAAAGTATTGATATCTTACATGGTCAGAAGACTGAAGCAACTAAAGGACAGAATACTAGTAGATCTACACAACAATTAAGGGATGCTCGTGATGGAGTGGGTTCTAATACTTCAGTAGCAGCGTCAGTTAAATCCAGTAAGTAACCCTATAAATAAAACACTGAGTTGTTTATTAGGTTATTATGCCTTTACCAAAGATTGCAACCCCAACATATGAGTTGGAGTTGCCCTCAACTGGAGAGTCGGTAGAATATAGACCGTTTCTAGTTAAAGAAGAGAAACTTCTTGTCCTTGCGATGGAGAGTGAGGATCAGAAGAGTATAACGAGAGCAATAAAAGAAGTTCTCAAAGCATGTATCAAGACAAAGAGTGTTAAAGTAGAGAAACTTCCTACATTTGACATTGAATATCTATTCCTTAATATCAGAGGTAAGTCTGTTGGTGAAGAGGTAGAAGTTACTGTGACTTGTCCTGATGATGAAGTTACTACGGTAGATGTAACTATTCCTATTGATGAGATAAGAGTTGAGAAAAACACTGATCATAATGATACTATTAAACTTGATGATGAACTTACTATGAAGATGAGGTATCCCTCATTGAATCAGTTTATTGAAGCGAACTTTGAAGTTACTGATGGTGCTAAAGGAACTCAACTTCAACAGTCATTTGATTTGATTGCATCATGTATAGATACTATCTACAGTGAAGAAGAAGCATGGACTACTTCTGAGTGTAGTAAGAAAGAACTTGGTGATTTCCTTGAGCAGTTGAACTCATCTCAATTCCAAGAGATTGAATCATTCTTTGAGACTATGCCTAAACTTAAGTATGATGTGAACGTGACTAATCCTAAGACCAAGAAGAAGAGTACTGTCACTCTGGAGGGACTAGCATCTTTTTTCGCGTAGCGATGTCTCATATGAGTCTTGAGGCATACTTTAGGATTAACTTTGCTTTGATGCAGTACCATAAATACAGCTTAACGGAGATAGAAAACATGATCCCTTGGGAGCGTGACATCTACGTTGAACTCCTCAAACAACACCTAGAGGAAGAGAGGGAAAAGCAAAAGCAGAATGAAAAATCTGGATGAGCTAATTGAGAATAGAAATGGCACCACCGTTCAGGGAAGAGAGGGTGGTGGTCTTCTTGATGACTTAATTAGAAATACTAGAGAAGGACTCCCTGTTTCTCCTCAGGATGCGGCTCGCCATAAGAAAAAGATTAGTTCAGATAAATTCTTTAATCTTTCACAAGAAATAACAACAGAAGGTACATATAAAGGACAACCAGTACATCCTGAACACAGGAAAGAAGCCTTCAAGATGATAAAGAAGGGTGATAAGATTGGAGTTGAGAAGTTTCTTAATAGTGTTTTAAATAAGAAAGCAAATCCTCCTATAGATTTTAATGGTGATGGTAGTCCTGGTGTAAAACCTAAGAAACAGAAATTATTAACTGGTACTACGTTTGCACCTCCAAAGGATGAGCAAAAGAAATTAGAACCACATGAACCAATATGGGTTAAGTTCCTTAAGGATATTGGTAAGAGACTACAGAATGTTGTTAATATATTAAAAGGTAAGGCATCCAATGCAGAGGATGCTGCTGATGAGAAGGGACAAGAAGCAGAGAAAGCAAAGAGAATAAAGAAAGAGAAGAAGAAGGAAGCAGGTGCAAAGAAACTAGGTATTCCTGCACCTATAAAGAAAGCATTAGCACCTGTTACTAGTTTGTGGGACACTATAGTACAACTTCTTGGTGCTATTATTATTGGATGGGGTGTCACTAAACTTCTCACTTGGTTACAGAACCCTGAGAATGCGAAGGCAGTAGAACAGTTTAAGGATTTTGTAGTTACATTCTTACCTCCTATCTTGAAGGGGTTACTTGCTTTAGCAGCCCTTAATATCATTGGTAAGATTGCAATGTTCACCAAGTCAATTGTGATGGGTTCTGTTGGAATGATCAAAGCATTGTGGGCATTTGCAGGTAAGATATTGATGTTTGCCCTGGCGAACCCGTGGTTAGCAGCAGGTATAGGATTGGCAGCGTTGATAGGTGGTGCTGCTTTATTAGGATCAAAAGGTAAAGAAGAGAAAGTGGATTTAAGTAATGAACCAGAAGGTGATTTAGGTTTAACCGAGGTAGATGAGGTTATGCGTGGTGGTGATACTGAAGCGGCGCAGGCAGCCAAAGGTGGTGGGATAATAGAAGAGATACAAAAATTCAAGGGTGGTGGATTAGCAAGAGGTACTGATACTGTTCCTGCCATGCTTACTCCTGGTGAGTATGTTATGAGTAAGAATGCAGTTGCAATGTATGGTGGTGGATTGTTTGATGGTATGAATAAAGCTGCTGGTAGTACTGCTCTTCCTAAACGTGCTAATGGTATAACCTATGCTGCTGGTGGTGGATTAATGGGAGATGGTCTAACCTATGCTGGTGGTGGATTAACTGGAGCGGATGCTTCTGCTGGTGGAAGTATAAGTACATCAACAGGAGATAAAGTATCAGGAGCAGGTGTTGATACACAATTGATTGCTGCTCAACCTGGTGAGTTTGTAATGAGTAAGGGTGCTGTAGAACACTTTGGTGTCAGTACTATGGAAGGAATGAATGCAGCAGGTGGTGGTACTAATAAACCTAAGAAGGCAAAAGTTACTGCTGCTAGAGGTGGTAGCATAGTAAACAATAATATCACCAGTAAAACTAGTAGTAGTACATTTAATCAGGGGGGTTTAATAAACACATTCGCTGGTGGTGGTCAAGTTGGTGGTGGAGGAGGAGGTGAAGAGAAGAAGAAAAAGGGTGGATTGATAGGTAAGATTGAGGGTCTAGTTAATAAATTAATGGATGCTGGTGCTGCTAAAGGTGCAGCATTGGGATTCATGTCCTTTGGACCACCAGGAGCATTGGTTGGTGGTGGTATAGGAGCATTAGGTGGTGTTATTGATGCAAGAATTAATGGTGCAGCAGGTCAAAGTGCTGAACAATTAATGAACAATCCTCCTACTCCAAGTAATGAGGATCGTCAAGCTGGTTCTGCAATAAGTGGAGGACAAGCATCTGGTGATGGTGGTCCTAGTGGTAGTGATGTTGGTGATGATAGTGGTCCTCCACCAATGTTCTCTGCATTGGATGAGCGTAACCTTTCTACATTAGTTACCAAGTCAATGTATAGTGTGGTGAACTGATGTTAGCACTAGGCGCTATGGCCAAGGGCATTGGATCACTTGGCAAGAAAACAAAGAAGGTTGATACCAAGAAGTTTGCTGGTAAGAAGGACGGAAAGGAACCAAAACCAGATGCTGAACCAAAGGGAGAATTAGTACCTTCACCTGGTGGTGCTATCATTAAGAAGATAGTTGATGTAAAGATTGATCCTCCAGAAGAAATTAAAACTGATCCTAAGGATCCAGTTGGTGGTGTATTAGTAGTCATTCGTAAGAGTACCATTGATGCTGAGAAAGCATTAAAGAATGAGCAGAAAGCACACAAGAAAAAGTTTAAGAAGGATCAGAAGAAGGCACAGAAGAAAAAGAGAATAGCAAGAGAGAGTTGGTTGGAAGGAGCATCTAAGAAGATTGGTGCTGCTACTGGTGCAATAGCAAGTAAGACAGGTATTACATCTCTATGGGATACTATTATTCAGTTGATTAGTGTTACATTTTTGGGATGGTTGACACGATATCTTCCACAGATATTAGGGTTTGCTAAGTTTGTTATTGAATGGGTAGGAAAGATTGGTAGTTTTATAGCAATGCTTGTTACTCCTGTCATTAAAGGGGTGATGTGGATTGCTGGTGCTGGTGCAAAACTTGTCAGCATGTTGTTGGGTACTGACCCAGAGGAAGCAGCACAGAAGAATTTACTTGGTAATCTTGCAGACATACAAAAGAAAGTACCATTAATGGAGGCAGCCTTTGCTGCGTTCATGGTATTTGGTGGCATAGGAAAGATTAAGAAGTTAAGAAAACCAGGAGAAGTTAAACCTAAATCTAAGAAGAAATTATCTAAGGCAGATAGAAGAAATGCAGCGAAGAAACGTCTTCGGAATAGGAAGGCGAATAAAAATCTTAAGAAGGTTAAAGATTTTGGTAGGAAAAAGGCGACCCAAATAAAGGGTGCTGTTGCTAAGAAATCAGGTAAGATTGGTAAAGTAGCAAGTAAGGTTGGTAGTAAGATAGGTAAGGTAGCGGGTAAGGTTGGTAAGTTAGGTGGCAAATTGATGAAGGGAATGAAATTCCTTGGTAAGTTTGCCAAGATTCCTATCATTGGTCCTCTTATTGTTGCAGTCACTCAGATATTAGCAGGAGAACCTATAGCTAAAGCATTATTCATGGGACTTGGTGCAGCATTAGGTGGTGGATTAGGTACGGTACTTGCTGGTGCTTTAACAGCAACAGGTATTGGTTCAGTACTAGCTCCAATAGCAATGATTCTTGGTGAAGGTATTGGTATGTTTGTTGGTGAGTTATTGTATGAAGCAATGCTTGGTAAGGGACCAGGTGCTGCGATGAAGAGACTAGGTGAAGTTGTTGGTGGTATCTTTAAGGGTATAGGTAATGTAGGTAAAGCAATAATGAAGTTTATATTTGGTGGTGGAATATGGAAATTCCTTGGTAATATTCTTGGTGGTATGGGTAAGTTAATAGGATGGTTGTTCTCTCCTAAAGGACTGTTAGGTTTGCTTGGTAAAGTAGGAGGTATGGGATTAAAGATACTTAAATTCTTACTAATAGATATGATACCCATGGCAATACGTGGCATAGGTAATGCAGGTAAGGCAGTTCTTGATTGGATTGGTGCTGGTATAGGTAGGATGATAACAAATTTCCCTATGGTTGAGTTCCCTCAAGAGGGTATTGGTGATATGGTTTCTGGATTTGTAGAGAAGATACCTCTTATTGGTGGGATCATTGACTGGGAAGTACCTGATTGGGTAGGTATTCCAAAACCATTGAAGGGTCAATCCATAAGAAAAATCTTAGGAAAACTACCTTCAATACCTGATGCATTAGGATGGATCTTCAGTAAGATTCCTGGACTGGATAGGTTTGTTAAAGATGGACAGGTAAAAGGTATGCCAGCAATTTGGCAACTTTTTAATCCATTGTTCATGCCTAAGTTTGCAATGCAATCTTTCTTCCCTCCTAAGGGTGGTGGTGATTCTATATCATCTCAGATAAGTTCGGGTGGTGATGGTCCTACTAAGGATACTAAGGACAAAGAAATAAAAGGTAAAGGATCAGAAGAAAAGAGTAAGACTGCTTCATCAATTAGTAGTTCTGCATCTTATGATAAGAAAGGTGGAGGACGTGGAGGAATGGCACCAGTAAATACAAAACAGATGCAGAAAGGTGCTGGCGATGCTGGTGGTAGTGGTGGTGGCACTACTATTGAGGCATTAAATAAGTATGAACTAGTAAGTACTTATAGTAAAGCAATGATGCTTGCAAAATTGTATAAAGATTAATGGCAAAAAATAAACCAAGTAAAAAAGAAAAGGTACAGTTCCAAGAACTTTCTATCACTAGTTGGAAAGATCAAAAGGGAGTAGATATTTCTAATGGTTTAATTCAATTAAAATATCATGAGAGTATTCTTTCTAATCATATTACTGCTTCGATGGTGATTGGTGAGACAGGTAATACTGTAGATAAGGGAAAGTATCAAACAAATTTAGTAGATGGATTGCCTGTTAGAGGTGGAGAACCTGTAAGGATTCAATGTAAAGATCCTAAAGGTAATACCCTAAAGTTTCTTGATGATACTGCTTTGTATGTTAATACTGTTAGGGATGCTATAAACGAAACACAAAGATCAATAACTTCTTTTGACTTATGTACAAAAGAATTTCTTGCTAACGAACAGTCAAGAGTTGTTAAGAGATATAGTGGAAAGATATCTGAGAGTGTTAAGAAGATCTTAAAGGATGTTCTTAAGACTAAAAACTATAAGGCAAGAGATATAGAGGAGACTGCTAACAGTTATAATTTCATAGGTAATATTAAGAAACCATTTTATAGTTTGACTTGGTTAGCAGCAAAGGGTATCCCTTCTAATGGTGCTTACGGAGCGACTGCTGGATTTTTATTCTATCAAACTCAAGATGGGTTTCAATTTAAATCTCTTGAAACTTTAGTTGGTCCCACTCAAGGTGGTGGTAGTGCTCC